ATGAACAAGCTATAGAGTCCCGAACGAGTCTGTCCATTTGCATTTCTTTTTGTTGCGTCGGAGTCATAATATAGTTTTTTAAAGTTCTCGCCACCTTTATCTAAAGCATTTGATGTTGAACCCATCATACACTTACCTATAATTTTTGAACCCAATCTCAAACAGGTTTTTGTAACCCTCCAGTTATTTAATATGTTTGTAGGTCTTTCCCATTTACCACTTTCATCGTGGACTAATAGTTTTAATTTTTCACCGTCGTACGAGTTGTCCCCGGTGTTTTTCCAGTCGATCGTTGTATCGAGCCCGGTGATCTCTTGTAGCTTCTCATTGGTGTCAAGCTTTTTTCTCGTAAATTTGGACGCGGGAACTCTGTACGCAAGCTCCGTTTTTGGCCTGTCCATACCGTCCTGGATTGGTTTGAAGAAGAAGGGATAATTAACCGAGATGGGTACCACTTTATCAGTAAACATCTTTTTCGCATCTGGACCAGACTTTGATAAAATTCCGAATCTGGAGTCTGTGGATATTGTAGCTTGATTAACCGTTTCGCCTGAGGCCATGAAAGAAAACCCTGACCGTCTGTTCTTAAGATAGCACATTCCGTAACAACGTACATCTGCTTTACAAGCTTCCCAGAATATAAAGAATAATCTGTTTGACTCCCTAAAGTCTGCTGCCCCAACATCAATTTTGGACCACTGCAAGTACATGTAGTGAGTACCAGTAATATAAGAAGGCTTGTCTTTATTAAAAAACCAAAAACCTTCTTCACGCCTTTTAAATTCTGTATCAATATAGTCATACCACTTTTCTTTAAACTGTGAAGGGTATTCGTCCCAATCAAATACCGATTTTATCTTTGAAAGCTCTTTTGGGTATTCCGTGTGTTTCCACTTGTTGCCTTCAAATTCAATAACATCATTTTCTTTTGGCAATGCTATTTTTACTCCCTGTATTTCGTAAACCTCTCCTATCTGTCCGGTTCTACTGATCACAACTACGTCGTGCTCTTCGTTATAACCGTACTCCCATTTCTTATACCTGTTTAACCTCTTTAATATCTTAGGTTTAATATAGTCTTTTAATACTGCTACTAAGGTTTGTTCGTACATTATCTAGATCTTCCTTCAGCAAAACCTCTAAAAGCTTTTTCTTCTTTAGCTTCTTTTGGGTTTTCATTTAATCTTTCATCCTCCTCTTCTATTCTAGCAAGTATTTCAAAAGCATCGAATATAGCTAATTTTTTTGTTGCGGCAGCATTTTTAAGTCTGTCAGCTGATAAATCATCTTCTGAGTCAACGATCTTTTCTTCTGCCACTTTAATTAACTCCTTAACTGCTTTTTGCCCAGCTAGGATTATATTCTTCTTGGTTTCTTTTGTGTTCATACTTAATTACAATATCATTAGATTTCATACAATAAACTCTTTGATCGTCTATTATAAAATCCCATTCACTGCCGGGTGTAAACCCTACCGTGTCCCCTGGATTGATATTAAGCGCTTTTAAAGAACTATTACCTATTTTTAATATACCAATAAGGTCTTGCTCTTTTTGTGATCTTAAAGTGTCTTTGTTTTTTAAAGGCATTACAAAGCATCTGTCTCCAAATGATTTCCAATCCCCTGTATTTTTATACAAATATATTTGATCTGCTGAACAAAAGTGTAAGTCATCTTTAAAATGAGATCTACTTCTTTTCTTATTACCTCGGATGTCATAAAAAACTCTAAATACATTATGATGTATTATTATTATGTCTCCTTTTTTTATATTTGTTTTAAAAGCTTTTGGTGTTTCAACCACTATAGCTAAATTGTTTACAGACTTAAAGTCTTCAATTTTAGTGTTTAGTATTAATGTAACGTCGCCTAGCTTTATTTTGTTATCGTATCTATCGCCAATAGGTTTGACGATAAAATCGTATAGACTTCTCATTTAATATTCCAAATCATACTCAACGGATATTGCCATGTTAGAATTAAACTTCTTCCATGGCATTACCTCATTTCCTTTCTTTATGTAAATACTGTAAGAATTAGATTGTGTATCATGTAGTATGCAATCTATAGTATGTCCACCATAAACGTTTTGCCCTACTGAATAGTGCATAGCGTCATTCTTATAGTCAGAACCTATACTTATTTTTCTTACAACAGAACTCATTATTCCGCTATCTCAAGAGTTTTTGTTTCTTCTTGCTTAGCTTCTTCATAAGTACCATCAGCTAAGTTTACAGTGATGTCACCATATTCTTCTCTGATTTCAGCTTTGATACCATCTAATTCTTTTGCAGTTTCGAAATGTGCCGCTAGGTATTCTGCTTTTTTTGCCTCTAAAAATCCTACTTCCGTAAGTATAGAGTTCATTTTTCCTGTTGCGTCTTTGATAGACTTTAATTGTTCATCTGTTAATTTTCCCATTTTATTTAATTTAATTGGTTACTGTTATTACTATTATTACTTGTTTTTAATCTTTTTACTTTTTAAATAAAGGTCCTAGCTTATCTACTATCTTTTCACCACTTCTACCAATTACATAACCTCCAATACCTATTTCTAATAGCTGCCAAAATTCAGGCTCTAAAACAGGTGTTACAAGTCTTGTAGACAGCTGCGATATGAATTTAGTATATATAATTATAAAACCAAACGAAAGCATTAATATAGGTCTCCAGCTTCTTTGTAGCCAATTACCTTTAGCTTCTGCTACAATAATCTCAGTCTGCATTTTTTGCAATTCTAATTGAGCATCTTGCAATACTTTGAATATTTCATTTCTAGCATTTAATCTTTCTTCTTCGCTAGTGAATAGCTTATCAACCACATCACCAACTTGTTTGAATACTTTAGTACTGAAAAATTCTAATATTTTTTTCACTATTTTTGATTTTTTATATCTATAGCTTGTTTAACTGTTTTTCCTTTATTTTTAGATGGGTATCTAGCAGGGGTTAATGTAGCTCCTTTGTATTTAAACTCATTAAGCTTACCTTTAACTTTAACAGCTCCTGGATATTGTTTTAATATCTCAGCGTCTGTTCTCATTTTTACTTTATCTCCAGGGCCTTCAATTGCTTTTATTGGCGATGCAGAAATAAATCTTTTTATTTTAAATGCCATAATTATTTTGCTTTTTTATATGCCTCAGCTTCCCAAGGTAAGTTTTTAGCTCCTTCTTTCATTTGAGCTCTTGAATATTTTTTACCTTTCCAGTATACATTGTTATCGTCGTAATCTAAATCACCACGCTTCATTTGATCTATATGCACCTTTTCGTGTTTCACAACACTGTTTAATTTAGCAGGTGACAAGTTATTGTTTATAACAATAGTACCATTATTATTAGCTTTCCCTAAAACGCCGTCTTCCATATCTACGCTATAAATAGGTGTATTATCTATAGCGTATGGAGGATTTTGTAATTTAAAAGCCATTAATTTACTTTTTGCAGTGCTTAGACATCCAAGAACCTTTCATGGCTAGTGGAGATTTACCTAATTCAGATCCATATCCTTTGTTAAGGTTTTTAATAGCAGATCCTTTGTCTGCGATAGGATTGTCTTTAATTAAGTTTTTCTTTTCTTGCTTGTTGTAATTTTTCATTTTTATATATATTTATTATTAACAATTCCATCTTCTTCTAGCAGCTCTTCCTCTTTCTGAGGTCCAACCTTTTGATCTAGCGCAGAATGATTTTCTTCTTTTAGCAGCCTTACTTCCTTTCTTTAATTTAGAAGGAGGTGTTGTTACGGCTGTTTGCAATTTACTACCAGGATTATCTCTCTTATATTTTTTAACTCCTTTTTCAGACATACCGCCGCCCGCCGCTGCTCCTGTACCTGTTTTATTTGCTTTGTTGTAATATCCTTTAGACTTCTTTTTAGAAGGTGCCGGTGGTTTACTCTTTTTTAAAAAAGGGCTTGATGGTTGTATAAATGCCATATCTTATTCTTTTAATTTAACCCACTTAGATAACGTATAACCTATAGTTACCAGTAGTAATAATATTTTTAAATATACTTCTATATTAGTCATAGTTACCGCCATAGTGGCAAGGTTTATTGCGTATAATTTTACATCTTGAGCTAGCATAGCTTACTATTTAGCTCGTTGTGTGATAGGTCCTTTCATAGAGCTACACCCACAGTGCGCTTTAGAAATTTCCATTCCGTATTTACCTGAACTAGATCCTTTACCTTGAGGCAATGATTCTAAGTTTAATGGCCCATCCCATATAGCGCTCTGACCTGATGCTTTGTTTTTAACGTTATCCATATCTTTATTTTTTTATTTTATTCTTTATAACCTTCTATTCTAGCCTTTATAACGTCTCCTCGAGTTATTTTTCCATCACCATTTTGATCCTTCATAGCGAAAGGTGTTATTTCTCTTTGAGGCATGCTTTTAGCTCTTTCTTCAGGTGTTCCAAATACATATTGAGCATTTGAAGCTTGACTTGGATTAAATACAGGTTTAGCATTACCCATTTCATTTGAAGGTACAGGTACTCCTGGATTTTGCAAAACTGGTTGCTCAGGGTTTTGGAAAATTGGTTGACCCAATAAATTTTCATCTTGTTTTATCATTGTTGACGTTTTTTATAGATACACTTAATACTTTATCTGTATAAGTATCTCCTTTCATTATTCTGTTTCTACTACTCGTAGGTATATCATCTTGACCTAGCATTATTCTATAAATTCTATTTATAAGCTGCTTGCCCTTGAATGATACTTTATATATATGATACTTTTGAGTAGTTCTATTTCTTTTTCGCCAAACAGAGATCCAGTCTTCCTTCAACAACTTATTCCATCTTCTATTATTCCAACTGTATGAAAACGTACCTGTTTTAAAATCTTGCTTAGTAAACATGTCTAAACAATCTAAATAAATTAATAATTCTAGATCAGCATCATTTAAGTCATTATTTCTACATGCCCATTTTCGTATGATTCTGTAGTGTTTTAACAACCCTAATTTTTTAACATCACTAGCATCTATTCTCATAAAACTACAACTATATCTTGCATTTTTATAACTTGATACGGATCACCTTCTATTTCTATTGTGTGACCAGCGTGTCTATCGTAGTAAATTAAATCACCTTCATTTAGACCTGCTTTGGTTGCTTCTTCTCCAGGAGATATTACAGATGCTTTAATGTATCTTATATCTTCCCTTTGTTTTTCGGCAAGAAGTAAACCGCCTTTAGTAGCGGCCACTCCTTCTTTTTGTTTCTTTATTATTAAGTTTCTACCTATCGCCTTCATTTGCTCTTAAATTATTAATTACACAATCAGTTGATAATATTGTAGTTGCTACAGACGCAGCGTTTCTTAATGCACTTTTGGTTACCATTAACGGATCAATTATACCGTGTTTAACCATATCTACAGGTTCCCCCGTTATTGCATTCAAACCAACACCTTTGTCTTTTGGTTGGGATGCTGTGATACCTGCATTTTCTAATATTGTAAAGTAAGGGGCTTTTATAGCTCTTAATAAAACTTCTTCACCTAATCCTTCACTTTTAATATATGTTGAAGCATTTAATAATGCAACGCCACCACCTGGCACAATACCTTCTTTAACGGCTGCTTTTGTTGCACAGATAGCATCTTCAACTCTATCAGTTTTTTCTTTTAACTCTACTTCAGAGTTTGCACCAACTTTAACCACTGCAATTTTAGCGGTTAACATTGATAATCTTTTTTCAAGCTTTATAACTTCCCAGCTTTTCAGCGTGTTATTCGTAAGCTTTTCTTTTATGCTACGTATTACATCCTTTATCTTTTCGGATGCCTCAGAGACCGTTATAACAGTGTCTTCGTGCGAGGTAACACTTTTTAAACAAGATCCTAAATACTCTACGTCAATCGAATCAAGGTCATCGCCTAAATCCTCGTTAACTATTGTAGCCCCAGTTAGTAGGGAAAGATCCTCAAGTACTTCACGTTTGCTAATGCCGTAGGTAGGAGCATTGATTACATTTACTTTTAGATTACCTTTCTTTTTATTGGTAGCCAGAGTTGATAAAACACCTTGTTCTAAATCGCCTATAATAAGCAAAGGTTTATTGTTTTTTATTACGTACTCCAGCACTTTTTGTATATCTCTTATAGTGTTAACTGGTGATTCCATGATTAACACTAATGGATTTTCTAATTCAGCTGTTTTTGTTTGTTCGTTTGTAATGAAATGAGAATTTGTTAAACCTTTATCATAAGGTACACCTTCAATTAATTCAGAAACAGTTTTACCGTCACCGGCAGTTTCCATCATTACAATACCTGTATTATCTACAGATCTAAATGCATCAGCTATAATAGAACCTAATTCATTGTCGTTATTAACAGATATAGAAGCTATATTATCTAGCATGTCTCCTTTTACGTCAACTGCTAGCTTTTCTAAATACTTAATTACTTTTTCAACTGCAGAATTAATACCATCTTTTATTTCTCTGGCATTTTTCTTTTCTGAAACAGCGTAAGCTTCTTTTAATATAGCGTGTGCTAAAACAGTTGCGGTGGTTG